TTCTGGCAAGTTCAACAAGATTGTGGAGCTGTCAAAGGTTGGTATTGCCGTTGATAGTGAAAGCTCAAAAGAATTGGTTCGATATCTTACGTTCCTTGAAGCGGAAAATTACGACAACATCCCAGAAACCAGCAGCGTTGGCCGTTGCGGTTGGATTCCAGATTACGGTTTCTCTCCGTATGTGGAAGAGTTGAAGTACGATGGGGATCTTTCCTTTAAGCACATGTTTGAAAGCATCCAGCCGTGCGGAGATTTTGAGAAATGGATTGAACTGGCAAGGGATATTCGTTTACACGGTCATATCTCAAAAATCATTCTGGCATCTTCGTTTGCATCTGTTTTGGTTGAGCCGCTTGGCGGACTTCCGTTCTTTACTCACATCTGGGGCGGCACAGAGGCTGGCAAAACCGTTGGCCTCATGTTGGCCGCAAGCGTGTGGGCAAATCCGGCTCTTGGTTCTTATATCCACACTTTCAACAGTACATCGGTCGGTCAGGAAATGATGGCTGGTTTCTGCAACAGCCTTCCTCTTTGCCTGGACGAGCTGCAGTGCATCAAAGACCGCAAGGACTTCGACAAGACCATCTACATGTTGACCGAAGGTATCGGCAAAGGGCGTGGAGCCAAGTCTGGTGGCCTTCAAAGAATCCATACTTGGAAGAACTGCATGATTACCACAGGAGAGCAGCCAATCACGACAGGGGCATCCGGCGGCGGAGCAGTCAACCGCATTGTGGAGGTCGATTGTAAGGACGAAAAGCTGTTCAAAGATCCGCAGACCGTTGCAGATGCCGTCAGAAGGCACTACGGCCACGCAGGACGCGTCTTTGTAGAAACCCTGACCGAGAACATGGACGAAGCCAGAAGCGTATACAAGCGATTCTACAGCCTTTTAATGAGCGGTTCTAGTACGGAGAAGCAGGCTATGGCCGGAGCGATGATCCTGACCGCTGATTATCTGGTTGACGAGTGGATCTTCAAGGATGGCAATACAATCTCCGTTGACGATCTGAAGCAGTATTTGACCGACAAGTTTGATGTTGATGCCAACGCCAGAGCCGCAGAGTGGATCGAGGATTTTGTAGCAAGCAATCAGGACAGATTCAACCCCGATAACGACAAAACCGAAAAATGGGGCGTCATTCGGGACGGCTACATCTGCATTATCAAGTCGATTTTTGACCGAGAGATGGCAAACGAAGGCTTTAATCCCCACTCATTTCTTAGTTGGGCCAAGCGAAAAGGTCTGTTAGACACCGAACAAGGGCGCATTACCAAGAAGAAATTGATCGGAAACCTGCATCCTAGATGTGTGTGCATCAAACAAGATGGCAACTTTGATGCAGAAATGACCAATCTTCTTGACTAAAGTTCCCCACTTCCCCGCTGTTCCCCGCGTTTTTGAACCATCTTATATATACACAAAAAGTAGAAATATTCCTCACGCGTATAGGAAAAATCGAAAAAATAGCGGGGAATGCGGGGAACCCGTTGAAAACACTAGGTTTTTGCGGGGAACTGAGCGGGGAAATGGTGGGGAACACATGGGGAACAGCCAAAGGAGGCAACATGAAATATTGGTTTGAAGAGGCAGCGTTCAATAACGAACCGATGCCCGAAAATATGACGGCTTATGATTCCTGTATCTACACATTCCTTCGTAACCTTTATTGGTCATATAAGAAGGGAATCGTTTCTAAAGATCAGGCTCAGAAGGAAAAGGAAACCACAATCAAGAAGTATGACAAGGAATGGGAGAAGAGAGATTTTGAAATCAAATGCTGGGAGTCATCCGCCAAGCGTACTCTCTCTGCCTGTCATGCGATGATGATGTATCGGAACAACAGAACGCTCGAAGCGGCTGACAATCTGGTTGCCATGCTGGAGTGGCTGAAGGATGAGTGCAGCCAGGATGTGATTCCGCACGAATACGGAGCCAAATGCCCGAATTGCGGCAGATTCTTCAATCAAGATCACGCTTTTCGCAAGCCTGTTTTTTGTGAAGATTGTGGCTGCATGCTGAGGTGGTGAATATGGCTTATAAAATTCCAGATCCGAAAGATTACGAAATAATTCAATCCGGTTGGTATGGTAGCGGAACAAACATTTGCTTTGATTGCGAGAAGGCTTGCGGCGGTTGTTCTTGGAGTGAAGTCGATCCCGAAACGAAAAAAGTTAGATTTCAGCCCATCCCCGGATGGAAGATCCAAAAGCGATCCCGCAAATATAACGGAAAATGGATGATTGTTGATCAAATCGTAGAATGCCCTCTATTTGAGAGAACGCCTGAGAGGAAGTTGAAAAATGTTTAAGAGAAGCTGTGAAGATCATAACAGAATCTATATACCGTTTCTTGGATACTATCTGGTTTTTGATTCCAGTTATATGAGAGGAAAGTATGTGGGGTGGTATAGAAGATGAGACATCGCCCGGAAGACTTGAAGGAGATGCAAGCCCTGCCATTAGAAGACAAAATTTTTAAGACAAAGCAGCGGATTGAAGCTTGGTATCAGACATGGACGAAGTACACCATCCATGACAAGGAAACCGACACAATGCGGTTTGTCACGATTGACAACAGGGACTTCTATTGGGCTGATGCAAAGGAACGGTTCAAGATGAAGGATTCTGAATCCATCTATGAAGTGGAGCCTGGGCAGGTATATGTCAGCTTTTCTGGTGGTAAGGATTCCACAGTTCTGAAGCACATTGTTGATTCCATGTATGACGGTGTTCCGGCACTGTTCGTGAACACTGGCCTGGAGTATCCAGAGATTCAGAAATTTGCCATGAGTCAGCCGAATGTGGTTACGGTAAGACCTGAAATGCGGTTTGATGAAGTCATCAAGAAATATGGCTATCCTGTGATTTCTAAAGAAGTTTCAAAGTATGTCAAAGAAGCAAGAAGGGCTTTAGAGATTGGAAACACAGAGTATTACGCACTGCAAAAACTTGAAGGAAGACTGCTGGATAAGGACGGAAACAAAAGCATTTTCAACTGCGAAAAATGGGGCTTCATGATTGATGCACCGTACAAAATTTCCAGCCAATGCTGTGATGTCATGAAGAAACGGCCTTCCACAAAATTTGACAAAGAAACAGGCAGGAAGCCGATTATTGCAACCATGGCAAGCGAAAGCAGGTTAAGACATCAGAAGTGGCTGAAGTTCGGTTGCAATGCCTTTGACCAGAAAAAACCTACATCACAGCCGCTGTCCTTCTGGACTGAACAGGACATCCTTCACTATATCAAGGAATACGATGTTCCCTATTGTTCAGTTTATGGTGACATTCAGGTCAAGCAAGAAAAGGAATATGCGGATCAGGTGAACCTGATTGACTATCTGGAATGCTATGAGCCTGAAGATACGCTTGAAACTACCGGCTGTAATAGAACGGGCTGCATTTTCTGTATGTTCGGCTGTCACCTTGAAAAAGAGCCGAATAGATTTCAACGCCTAAAGGAAACACACCCAAGGCAGTATGACTTCTGTATCAATGGCGGTGAAATTGTTGACGGCAAGTGGCAACCGAACAAGAAAGGCCTTGGCCTTGGTTATGTCTTGGATTACATCGGAGTTCCATACGAATAAGGAGATTATATGGGCGGCGAACTTAACAGAATCCATCAACTTCGCTTAATCAACAGTTATTGCCCTCCCGATTTTCAACCAATCAAACATCCGACAGGGATTGAAATGATGGACAAGCTTAACGAAGTTATCAAGATGGTTAATTTTATTGTGGAGCATTATCTGGAGGAAGAATATGAGAGATCTACTCAAAACCGCTCAGAATAAACTGGAGCAGGCTTGCAAAGGTTATGAAGATATGAATTCGGTCAGCTTCTGGTCTGGATATTTGGCTGCGATCAGAGATGTTGATCGAAAACTGAAGTATGAGGGATTGGATGAATTGGAGGATTAATGAAAGTTTTAGTGGCTTGTGAAGAATCGCAGGCTGTGACCATCGAACTGCGGAAGCTTGGTTATGAAGCTTATTCTTGCGATCTTATCCCCTGTTCTGGGGGGCATCCTGAGTGGCACTTACAGGTAGATGCGTTGGAGCTGCTGAAAATGAAGTGGGACATGATAATCGCCTTTCCGCCTTGCACATATCTCTCAAATGCAGGGGCCTGTCGCCTTTACCCACAAAAGGGTCAACTTGATATGGAGCGATACCAAAAGTGGCTTGAGGCAAAGGAATTCTTCTTGAAGTTCCTTAACGCTGATTGCCCGCGAATCGCCGTTGAGAATCCTGTATCGAGTTCGGTGTTTCAGATGCCAAAGCACAGTCAAGAAATACAACCGTACTACTTCAACGAGGACGGAACACATCCATACACAAAGAAAACCAGACTTTGGTTGAAAGGACTACCGCAACTTGTTCCTACCACGCCAGACTGCAAACCGATTGGGCCGTATGTCCCGTCAGGAACTGGAAGAAAAGACAGAGAAAAGTATGGTGCGGCTAAACGAGGCGAAGATGCGAAGAACCGGAGTAAAACTTTCTCCGGTATTGCTAAAGCAATGGCTGAACAATGGGCCGGACCGTGTAAGGAGGACTAATCATGGAATCTAAAACGTTATCTCAGCTTTATGCGGCTACCGCCAAAGAGCGCGATCAGTTGAAGCGTGAACTGGCTTATACCAAGAATCTGCTCCAGCAGGCCAGAAGTGAACGAGACATTGTGACCAAGCGCATGATTGAACTGGAGCAGGAACTGGTGAAGGAGAGAGGAGAAAATGCTGGCTGAAATTGTCGGAAAGAATATCCGGGCTAGACGTAAGAAACTTGGGTTGTCTCAGGGAGCACTAGCAGACCTGCTTCACTTATCCCACCAAACTTCCGTAAGTTATTGGGAATGTGGAAGAGTATGCCCCAACGCTGCGGGTTTATGTGATTTAGCAAATGTATTTGATTGCACAGTCGATGAACTTCTGGGGAGGGGTAATGATGCCTAAAGTGTTGTGCTCCTCCACCAACTGCCGATATTACCGTGACGGAAAATGCGGAGTCAGAAACGACCCTATCAAAATATCCGGCGGAAAGTGCGAGAACTTCAAACACACAGAAAAATACGAACTGGTTATGAAGTGGTTCGGATGCAATGTGCGAGGCAGCGACCAGAAAGAGAGGATGATCTGATGGCTGAATTGAAACGATGCCCCGTGTGCGGTGGAGCTGCATTGGTGCTACACATATATGACACCTATGACCGTGCTGATTATGGGTGGAGTGCAGGCTGCGGAAGGTACAAGGCAAACGATGGTATTCACGCAGAAAGCATGAGAGTGGATGGTCTTGGAAGCAAGGAAGCAGCCATCGAAGCATGGAACAGAAGGGCGGGTGACGGCAAGTGACGAGGGAAGAGGCGATCCGCATCATTGAAAAAGAAATCCATATTGATGTGCGGTGCTGTACGCACGAAGATGCGTGTAGATTTGAAGATGCGCTCCGCATGGCAATCTCTGCGTTGAGGGAGCAGGAAGACCCAAAAGCGATTTTGGTTCAGCAGTATATCAAAGTGCCGGAGAAGCCCCAATGGATCAGCGTGGAGGAGCGGCTGCCGGCTGTTCACCAGAGAGTGCTTGTGTACTGTCAAAGCAAAACCATCGAGAGGCATATAACTGCCTGTATGTATATGGGCGGATATTTCTCTCGAAAAGTTCGCAATGTTACTCATTGGATGCCGCTGCCGGAGCCGCCGGAGGTGGAAGGATGAAAAAGGATTGCGATACTTGCAGACACATTGGTGTCGACTACGATGATATGCCTTGCTCTTTGTGTGCGGACTTCGATGAGTGGGAATCAAAGACCAACGCCGACCACATCCGCTCCATGACGGACGAGGAGTTGGCGACAATTCTATATAGTGTGTTTAATATTGATGATTTGAAAATTCCTTTTTGCAAAAACAAACCGGAATGCAACGAGTTGATGGATGCCGACAAGGAAATTCCGGAGTCAATGTGTTTGCGGTGTATGTTAGATTGGCTCAAACGACCCTACAAGGAGGGTGAATTTGGCTGATATTAAACAATGCAGTAAGTGCGAGTATTGGAAAGGATCAAACGGAGGTCGAAGTGAATTCCATTTTTGCCATCATCTTTTATACACGAACAAAAGAAGAGTACAAGTGGATGGCGTTTGTCAATCTTTTCAGAAGAGAGATGCAAAAAGCGTTAGGAGAAAAATATGAGAATCGCAGGAACACTCCCGTGTTCCGTGGTTAATGGCACTGGGGTACGGTTTGTCGTGTTCGTTCAAGGGTGCGCACATCACTGCCCCGGTTGCCACAACCCTGGCACGTGGGATTTTAACGGTGGGGATTACATTACGCCAGAGGCTCTGGCTGAAATCATCAAAAGCAAGCCATACATAGACGGCGTAACTCTAAGCGGAGGCGACCCGTTCTATCAGGAGGCTGCTTGTCTTGAACTGATGGAACATTTGCCGGAAGGCACGAACCTGTGGGTCTACACCGGGTTTGAGTATGACGAGATCAAGGATCGCCAGCTGGCAAAACGAGCAGATGTGCTGGTAACAGGCCCTTACATCGAGGAACTGCGGTGCGTTGGTCAGATGTACGGCAGTACAAATCAGGAGATTCACAGAAAAGAGGACACGGGATGCAGTTAAAAATTATTAACGGCAAGGTCTATGGAGCTAACTTGACCCGCAAGGAACAGGAAGCACTTGAAATTGAAATCCGCAAGCAGCTGGCTGAACAGGCTAAAAAATACGAAAACGATTTTGACGCCTGCGTCCTGTATCAGATTCATGCTCAGTATGGCAAGGGAGCAAAGGCACTGAGAAAGTTCTATGACCAGTGGAAGGTTGTTCACACAGAGCTACTCCGACATTACGAGATGGACAAGCCAGACGCACCCTGGCTGTTCATGGAAAAACTGAAAGAAATCGGCGTTGATGTAGCCGAGTGGAATAAGGAGGATGAAGATTGAAAATCACAATGACAGAATACCCCGCCGAACGAGACTGGCTGGCAGTCAAAGAACGCGCTCTTGTGACTGTTGGCCTGAAAGCGAAGAACGCTCCCGATGACGAATGGAAGCACGAAATTCTGAACGCCAGACACAGCCCGATCCGGCGACTGCGTTTTTCTTTCTTGATCGAAGATCTTCCTTCATGGGTCAGCGTACATCTATGCCGCCACGTACACGCTCAGCCTTATGTGAAATCCCAACGCAATGACCGCCAGAATCAGTACGACCGAAACAAGGCTCCGCAGGACGCGCCGGTCAACATGATCTGGGACATGAACGGCGAAGAACTCATGGTTATTGCAAACAAGCGGCTGTGTGCACAGGCCAGCAAAGAAACCCGCGAATTGGTCACAGAGATGTGCCGTCAGGTAATCGCTTTCTGCCCGGAGTTTGAACATTTCCTTGTACCTATGTGCGAATACAACGGAAGCGTTTGCCATGAGATGTTCCCCTGCGGGAGGTGCGCGAAGGGATGAAGTGCAATCAGATCTGCCAGTACAATGAGTACGGCCTGACAAAGAACTGCATGAAGCATGACGATCAGAAGCGCCCGCTGGAGAATACTGTGAAGCCGCAGGAGGCCAAGGCGGATGCAGGAAAGCCCCGCCCCACGCTGGTTCCTATTAGTTTGATTGATGCCGTGACGGCAATCCGTGAATACGGTACTCAAAAATACGGTGATTCAGAAAACTGGAAAAAGGTCGAGACGCAGCGTTATAAAGATGCCCTTTATCGCCATTGGCTGGCTTACCTTCGCGGAGAAAAAACAGACCCGGAAAGCGGATATTCCCATCTTTGGCATTTGGCCTGTAACGCTGCCTTCCTGATCGAAATGGAGGAACATGTTGAAGACTCCAAGCCTTATTTCATCTAACGATTACAAGCGTATTGACCGTGCTTTAAAAAGCCAAACATTTGATTCGTTTCAAATGTCAATGGGAGATTATTGGATTCAAGTTGAAGTTTCAGAATCTGGCGATAAAAGCGTTTGGGGCCAAAAGTATATTATCACAGTTCGTCAGAACAGAAAAAATGTTTTTTCAATTCAGCACTTTAGAAGCGTTGAAGAGATGAAGAGGATTCTAAAATGACTGTCGCCAAGGAAAGGATTTTAATGGAAGGTTTTCCCGAAAGACTTCAGAAAATGCGTGAGCGCAGAAGAATTTCCAGAGGCGTTATGTCTGAGCTGTGCGGACTATCAAAAAGCGTCATTTCAAAATACGAGCGCGGAGAACGCCAGCCCAAAATGGAAACGCTAATCCTATTGGCCGACTTTTTTGAGTGTTCGATTGATTATTTGGTTGGCAGATCCAATTATCCCGGATAATTATCTTTTGAGAGAAGTACAAAAGTATAAGTGTACGCACAAAACTATGTTCCAATAGTATTGGTGGAACAGAAATTCCTCCGATTGTGTTTGCCTCCTTGTAAGCCAACGTGCCGATAAGTGGCTCGCTCGTTAGAGCGTTGGGGAAACCCTGAGTCGGCAAATATTGTCGCTTTATCCGTGTATTGAGCGACCAGAAATAACACGGTTGCCCACATACCGCGCCTGCCGGTACGGTGTAAAAAGCAGGCTTGCATGCAGTCATGGTGTAGTGGTAGCACAAGTGCCTTCCAAGCATTTAGGGCGGGTTCAAATCCCGTTGATTGCTCCAATCAGTTTATGCGAGGTATATATGGAACTTTATAACGGTGACTGCCTTGAATTGATGAAGAATATTCCCGATGGTTCAGTGGACTTGGTGCTGACAGACCCTCCGTATGGCACAACCGCTTGTAAATGGGATAGCGTTATTCCGTTTGAGCCTATGTGGGAGCAGTTGAATAGAATAATCAAGCCGAATGGTGCTATCTGCCTTTTCGGTAGTGAGCCGTTTTCTTCCGCTTTGAGAATGAGCAACATCAAGCATTTCAAGTACGATTGGATATGGGAGAAACCGCAAGGGGTAAACCCTCTTTTGGCGAAAAAGCAACCGCTAAACAACATTGAGGTTATTTCCGTATTTTACAAGAAACAGCCTACATATAACCCACAGTTTGAAGATGGTAAACCGTATCACACCATACGGGATAAAAATGACTGTCTTTGTGAGGTAAACGGGCATACATTTAGACAGACTGAAACTGTAAACAATGGGTATAGATACCCAAAAAGGGTTTTGAAGTATGCAAGACAAAACGGAAACCACCCAACCCAAAAGCCTACAACTATGCTTGAATACCTTGTCCGCACATACACAAACGAGGGCGAAACTGTCCTTGATTTTACAATGGGTAGCGGTAGCACGGGTGTTGCTTGCGTGAATACAAACCGCCATTTTATCGGCATTGAACTTGATGAGGGTTATTTCAACATAGCCAGAAAGAGAATTGAGGAAGTTCAAAAAGTTAATATATAAGATTATGGTCATGTGGGTTATTCAGAACCATCAATTGCCTAGGGGAAGGGAAGGCGGTTCTGATTGAAAGAGTGGTGAATGGTGAGTGGCTAATGAAAAGAATCTCATTCCTTTTGGAGAGAGAAGTGAGAGTGAAGAGAGAGCGATGAGATCCAAGGGCGGCGTTAATTCCGGTGCTACTCGCCGCAGAAAAAGAAGCATGCGAGATGCGGCTGAATATTATCTCTCTTTACCGGTTATGGACAAGAAAGCAATCAGCCGATTTGAGAAGGACGGAATCGAAACGGACGATATTGACAATCAGATGGCGATCATTGTTGGACTTGCTAGAACGGCAATGCGTGGAGATTCTAAAGCCGCAAAGCTGCTAATGGAAATGCTTGGAGAGAATCCCAAGGAAGAGCCTAATGGCAACCAGGAACAACAGCACTGTGCGCTGATTGATGCGATCAAAAACATGAAATGAGATTTGATAAACTTTCTCCTAAACAGGCAGACATTTTCAAGTTTATATTTTCTGATGACTATGCGCTGATTTGCGATGGTGCTGTGCGTTCCGGCAAAACCACCGTCATGATTTCAGCGTTTGTCATTTGGGCAATGGAGAACTTTGATAAGACCAATTTCGGCATTTGTGGAAAGACAGTACAAAGTGCGGAAAGAAATGTATTGAAGCCGCTCCAGCAGAACGAGGATCTGCCTTATACAATGACCTATAAGGTGAGCACTAGAGTTTTGACCGTTAAGTGTGGGAAGAAAACTAACTGGTTTTATCTCTTTGGCGGTAAAGACGAAAGTTCTTATATGCTCATTCAGGGCATTACTTTGGCCGGTGTGTTTTTTGATGAGGTTGCTTTGATGCCTCGTTCATTTGTTGAACAGGCAATGACGCGAACCATTTCTTATGAAAACGCAAAGTATTTTTTCAATTGCAACCCGGAAAGTCCGAATCATTATTTTTATAAAAACTGGTTAGAAAATCCACGAAACGGAACCCAGCATTTACACTTTCGGTTAGAGGACAATCCTACGTTGTCTGAAAAACAGATTGCACAAACGAAAGAAAAATATACAGGCGTATTCTATGATAGATACATTCTTGGTTTGTGGGTTCTGGCAGAGGGCCTTATTTATCCAATGTTCAACGATTCTTGCATTGCTGATACAATTCCCAGGGATTATTCAGAATACATCGTTTCTATGGACTATGGAATCCAAAATCCTACTGCTATGATTCTTTGGGGCAAGTATGACGGCATATGGTATGCAGTCAAGGAATTTTATCATTCTGGTCGCGAGACAGGACAACAGAGAACAGATCAGCAGTATTATGATGAACTGGATGCGCTTGCGGGAGATTTGCCGGTCAGAAAGTTGATTATTGACCCGTCAGCCACTTCTTTTATCGCTCTTTGCAATCAGAAAAAAAGATTTCACGTTTGGAAAGCAAATAACGATGTTGTTGACGGAATTCAACATACGGCAAGCTGCTTGCAGGATGGAACGATTAAGATTAACAGTTGTTGTAGGCGAACCATTCAAGAGTTTGGGCTTTATTCTTGGGACGATAAATCAGGAGAAGACAAACCAATCAAAGAGAATGACCATGCAATGGATGCAGTTCGTTATTTTGTAAACACTACTCAGATTTGGCGAAAGAAAAAGCCGTATCAATCAATTTATACACATTTGACAGGCTAAAGGATCTGCTCTGTCAGGGGAAGGGGCAGAATGGTTACTTATCAGGAATTTAAAAAAGTTAAGGCGACCACAAAAGATAGGGTCGATTTTATTCGATCCGCCGTTGCAAAGCATCAGGTCACCGAAGAACACGGTATCGCAAGAGACGCGGAAGCTTATTACGCCAAACGAAATGTGACCATTGAGCGGTATCAGAAATTTTTGCGGGATGTGTTTGGCAGAAAGATTCCAGACTATTTCGGCGCAAACTACAAATTGAAGACAGGATTCTTTAGAAGATTTATCATCCAGCAGACCCAATATGTGCTTTCTAATGGCGTGACCTTCGAAAAGGAAGAAACCAAGGAAAAGCTGGGGCCGGATTTTGACTATCAGATTCAGAAAGCAGCAAAAAAGGCTTTGATTGGCAGAGTTTCTTTCTGCTTTTGGAATTATGACCATCTGGAAGTATTTGGCCTTGTGGATACCAATCGGGAGCCTGGGTTTGTTCCTCTGTATGATGAAGAAACAGGTTCTCTTCGCGCCGGCATTCGTTATTGGTGCGCCGGAGAAACGAAGCGATACACCTTGTACGAACTGGACGGATACACGGAGTATATTCACAAAAAAGGCGAAGACCCGGAGGAACTGAAAGCAAAGCAAAGTTACATTACCACTACCCGAAGAACTACTGCTAACGGAATTGAAGCGGAAATCGGAGAGAACTATCCTGGATTTCCCATTATCCCGATGTACGCAAACGATGTGATGGAATCGGAACTTGTGGGCCTGCGGGAAGCCATTGACTGTTATGACCTCATTAAGTCTGGTTTTGCCAACAACATTGATGAAGCGCAGGAAATTTACTGGCTTATTAAAAATGCTGGCGGCATGGACGATTGCGACTTGATGCAATTCTTGGAGCGGATGCGTGTTGTTCGTGGAGCGAATCTCCCGGATGGTGTAGAAGCCGATGCGCACACTATGGAGATCCCTACGGAAGCAAGAGAAAAAATGCTCGCGCTTTTGAAAGCTGATCTTTATGAGGACGCGCAGATTGTCAACGTAAAAGAACTGTCGGCAGGAAACAAAACCGCAACGGAAATTCGAGCAGCTTATCAGCCAATGGATGACAAGTGTGGAGACTTTGAGTATCAGATCAGGGAGTTTATCAGAAAATTGTTTGAACTGATTGGAATTGATGATGAGCCGTCTTTCAAGTGGAATCGTATTGCCAATCAGACCGAGGAAACCAACATGGTTTTGGCTGCGGCAAACTATCTTGACGATGAAGCCGTGTTGAAGCATCTGCCTTGGCTGACTCCGGAAGAAGTGGACGATATCTTGCAGCGCCGGGACGCAGAGAACGCGGAACGGCTGAATGCCCAGATTGACCAAATGGAAGAAGGCCAGACGGAAGAGACTGAGGAAGATGTGGAGTAATAAATGACAACCGCTTTATTGCTTGTTTGGGTTGGGTTTTTGTGCGATTTACCTACGTTATACCTTGAAATTGCTTCCTTAAATCTTGCGCTTCGATTTATAAAATTACTGTTTGATAAGTAAGGAGTAAAGTATGGATCAGGGCCACATGGAAACGGAAAAGCTGCTTGTTGCCCTGGAACGCAAAATTAAGAAAGTCTATGGGGAAGCAAGTAAAGAGATGCAAAAAAAAGCAGACGCCTATTTTGCACAGTTTGTTGAGCGGGATAAGAAACAGCAGGAACGGCTCAGGGCCGGAAAGATCACAGAACAGGAATACAAAAACTGGCGGCTGGCCCAGATGGGACGCGGAGAACGGTTTCTGGCCTTGCGTGACGACCTGGCAAACCGCATGACCGAAGCAAACAAGGTCGCTGTTGCCTACATCAACGACGAAACGCCCGGCATTTACGCGCTGAACCACAATTACGCGGCTTATGAGATCGAACAGGTTGCGGGGAACGTTGGTTTTACGCTTTATGACGAACAAACGGTAAGGCGGCTGATCGCGGAAGAACCTACGCTGCTTCCCAAACGCCGGGTCAACGCGCCAAAGGATCTGAAGTGGAACAAGAAACGGTTTACTGCTGAAATCACAGCGGGAATCCTGCAAGGTGAGTCCATTGGCAAGATCGCAAACCGTGTTCAGAATCTATCTGACGCAAACCGCAGCGGAGCCATCCGCAACGCTCGCACAGCGGTCACAGGAGCGCAGAACGCGGGACGGCAGGCAAGTTATGACCAGGCAAAGAAAATGGGCTTAAAACTGCGTAAAAGATGGATTGCGACCAAAGACGGACGAACAAGACATGAACATGCAATGTTGGACGGTCAGACGGTAGACTTGGATAGACCGTTTACCGTTGATGGTCACGAACTGATGTTCCCGGGTGATCCCACCGGCCTTGCACGGTTGGTTTGGAACTGCCGGTGTACTATGAGAATGGTCGAAAAGGAAGGAATTGAAGCAGAGCCGAGACAGATGCGTGTTAGAAATCCTGAAACCGGCAGAAATGAATTGGTTTCAGAGATGACTTACAAAGAATGGCTAAAAGCAAAAACTGGTGGATAATATGGGTTTTGATTTTACAGACAACACAAATGAATTCCAAAGACTTTTTTCGTCTGCTATTGCCAAAGCGCTTGAACGTTGCGGGATGCAGGCCGAAGGTTACGCAAAGGACCTTGTGCCCGTGGACACAGGTAACCTTCGCAACAGTATTTCTCACAAAGTGGATGCATCTGCAAAAGAAGTTTACATTGGGACAAACAATGAATATGCTGCTTATGTTGAACTTGGAACCGGAAAGTATTATAAGGGAGGCCGTCAAGATTCGTGGGTGTATCAGGACGATAACGGAAATTGGCATCACACTAACGGCCAGAGAGCGCAGCCTTATTTGAAGCCAGCCGTAGCAGACCACAAGCAAACTTATAGAAACATCATTGAGGACGAACTGAAAAAATAATTGACACGATAAACCTTTGTGCTAAAGTATGGGTAGAAAACTTTGGTTTCAATACTGGAGCAAGAGGAGAAAGCGTATGAAAAAGATTTTATCTTTAATTCTGTCAGTTGTTTTAGTGGTATTAGCTGTTGGATGTGGAGCCAAAAACGATACGCCGGAAATTGTTGTAGACTATCCACAAATGGCTGATTTTGAAGCTGCTTTGAACAACGGAGATGATCTGACCGGCAAGACGGTTACGTTTACGGCTGATAAACTGGTTCCTGACGGAGCAATGGGTTATACAATCTGGGCCGGAGAACATCTCAATTTTGTTTCAACAGAAAACCCGGGAATCAAAGAGGGAGATACTGTTACAGTCGAAATTGTTGAGGTTGCCTCTGCACTTGGTTCTTTTTTCCTTACTTACGAAGTCGTAAAATAAAACTTAAAAAAACCAAGACTAACTCGCAATGTGATTTGCGGGTTAGTTTTTTTATTTGGCTGATACAAGAGTATCAGTCTTTTATTTTGGTTGTACGAAAATAATGGTATAAACTATCGCTCCCGAAGTACCGGGGCCAAAGGAAAGGATGATAGTAATTGTCTCTCACTCGCAAAATGTTAAAAGCCATGGGCATCGAAGAAGATAAGATCGACCAGATCATCGAGGCTCATGCGGAAACAGTTGAAGGCCTGAAAGCCGATGTCAACAAATACAAGGGTGACGCGGAAAAGTTGCCCAGCGTTCAGAGGGAACTGGACGAATTGAAAGCCGAAGATCACGGCAAAAAGGCCAGAGATTGGGAAAAGAAGTACAACGATCTTATGGCCGAGAATACCAAAAAGGCGAAGATTGAAGCGTTTAGAGCCGTTCTGAAGGATGCTAACCTTAGTGAGAAGGGCATCGAAAAAGCTGTTAAGTATGCCAATTGGGATTCTATGGAACTGGACGAAAACGGCGGTTTGAAGGACGCAAAAGCACACATTAAGACCGCAAAAGAGGAATGGTCTGAATACATTGAGACCGTTACCAAGACGGGTGCTGATACGCCTATGCCTCCGGCAAACGATGGGGGAAATAAGCTTACTAGAGCGGACATCTACAAAAAGGACGATAAGGGCCGCTATGTAATGTCTACAACTGAGCGTCAGAAGGCACTCGCAGAAAATCCTAATTTGATGAATTGAGAGGTTTAAACAATGCCTACTAACGTTGAAACTTTTACCAACCCTCGCGATGCTCTGCCCAATGTTTATGAAAACGTTCGTGCAAGAGAGACTGATTTTGTTACCCGGTTTAACGATAACTGGGATGCTCTGAGACAGATTATGGGCATTATGCGCCCTATCCGCAAGGCTCCCGGTACTTCTCTTGTCTCTTACACTGCCGATGTGGCTCTGGAAGACGGAGATATTGAACCCGGCCATGTGATTCCTTACAGCAAGGCAACTATTACTCAGGCCGCCAAGGGCGATCTGGAAATCCAGAAGTATGCAAAGGCTGTTCCTATTGAAGATGTCAACAAGTATGGTGCAGCTATCGCCGTTGAGAAGTCTGACGATGCCTTCCTGACCAAGCTGCAGAACGTTGTTCTGAACAAGTTCTACACTTTCCTGAAGACCGGAACCCTGACCAGAAACGCAGCCACTTGGCAGGCCGCTCTGGCGAAAGCACAGGGCGAGGTTCTGAACAAGTTTGCATCTATCCAGAAGGATGTTACCTCCGTTGTTGGCTTTGCCAACATTCTGGATGCCTATGATTATCTGGGCGCAGCTGATATTAGCGTTCAGACTCAGTTCGGTCTGACTTATATCAAGGACTTCATGGGTTACTCCACCCTGTTCCTGCTGCCCGAAAGCTTCATTGATCGTGGAACTGTGATTGCAACTCCCGTTGAGAATATCGATCTGTATTATATCGATCCCGGCGACAGCGAGTTTGCCCGTCTGGGTCTGAACTACACCACTCAGGGTGAAACCAACCTGATTGGATTCCACGCACAGGGCAACTATGCCACTGCAGTTGGCGAAAGCTACGCTCTGATGGGCATGGCGCTGTGGGCCGAGTATCTGGACGGCATTGCTGTCGTGACTATCAGCACGGGGGAATAAACGAACTGTTGATTGAGCCTGCATCCGAGACTGCCGTTGACCTTGACAGCATGACCAAAGCACAGCTTCTGGAATATGCGGAGGCCAACGGCATCAAGGGTGTCAGCAGTTCGATGCTGAAGGCCGACATTCTTGCTGCCATTAAGGAGGCGATTTAATGCTTGGTTATGTATTGGCTTATCTGCGCAATTATTTCCCGGTCAAAAAATGGTGCGGGACGTATAAGGTTGTTGATGGCTCAATCGAACTTCCAGAAATGCAGAATGGTCAATATTTCCGCATTATCGGTTCCGTTTTTAATGATGGCGTACACAGGTATCCTGCTGACAATCTTGCAGACGAAATTTTTGCAGGTTCTATTTGGGCACTTGCAATTCCAAATGACTTAATCGAGATTGTTCGAGAGATTGAAAAATGGCAGGAAAAAAATGGAGACAAAGCAGCTGGCCCGTTCCAGTCTGAAAGTTTTGGCGGATATAGTTACACGCTCAAGAGTAATGCCGATGGATTTGGGGCTTCCTGGCAAAGTGCTTTTGCAAAGAGACTTAGCATTTGGAGGAAGATCTAATGAGTTTAATTGACGAGTTTAAAGCCACGGTTTGCTTTTTGGAAAAGACCCGTGTACCCGATGGAGAGGGAGGATTCAAAACTACGTGGGCAGAGGGCGCAAAGTTTCCTGCCGCTGTAACGTTGGATACATCCATTGAGGCCAGAGCGGCAGAAAAACAGGGCGTAACCAGCGTGTATACCATTACAACGGCCAAAAGCGTTGTTTTAGAATATCATGATGTTTTAAAGCGTCTGTATGACGGCAAAATCTTCCGAGTAACATCGGATGGAGACGATAAAGCCACTCCTGCAAGCGCTTCTATTGATATGCGTCAAGTGACCGCTGAAGAATGGAGGTTGCCATCATGACAAAAGGAGCTGCCCTGTATCAGTTTTTTGGTCAGTTTATGGATGCTTATGCAGCTTCTTCTGTTCCAGAGGATGTAGTTTTCCCTTACCTGACATATGAACTTGTAACAGATAGCTGGGAAGGCGGAGAGGTCGGTTTGACCGTTAATCTGTGGTTTTATACGGAATCTGAGGCAATTCCAAATTCCAAGGTTCAGCAAATTTCTGACAAAATTGGATATGGCGGTTGCACAATTCCTTGTGACGGAGGGGTTGTATGGATAAAACGTGGCTCTCCGTTTGCTCAGAGTTTGCCCGATGATACAGCACCGGGTATTAAACGGCGGTACATGAATATTACCGCAGAATATTTAACGATGAATTGAGAGGGTGATACCTTTTGAAGTTTACTAGAATCCCTGAAACAACCTTTCAGAAGCTTCAGCTGAACGCCGGAATCCTGCTTTCTGATTTTGCGCCTGCTACTGGCGAGGTTTCGGAAAACGATATTCTTGGCGCCACTTCTGGAGGCGTTAGTTTTAGTGCAACCCCTTCTTTCTCTGATTTCGGAGAGGATATTGATAATGCTCCTGTAAACGTCAAGGAACTAAAGCGGCTTGACAACTGGGAAGTTTCTATGAGCGGAAGTTTCATTACTGTGGATGTTAATTCTGCCAAGCGTTTGATTGGCGTTGCAGACATTGACGCAAGTGATAATTCCAAAATTATTCCCAGAGCAGATCTCAGAGATAGTGATTTTGAGGACATCTGGTGGGTTGGCGATTACAGCGACCAGAACGGAGACTCCAACGGCGGATTTGTCGCAATCCACATGCTGAACAGCCTGAACACCGGCGGTTTCTCTGTTCAGAGCAACAACCGCGGCAAGGGCGAGTTTGCATTTGAGTTTACCGGTCACTATTCTCTGGAGGATCAGAACAAAGTGCCCTTTGAGGTTTATGTAAAGACTGGAAGCGAGGAATAAATGAAAAAACTGTCTGACTTTAAAGATGCGCAAGGAATTGTAATCGCATCTAAAATCCTTTCCGTAATTATGGACATTTTGGCAGACAAGCGAAACATGGCCATGAGTGGAGAGTCTAATGTTGTAAAAATGTTCACGACCTTTATGGGCAACAGCCCTGAAAAGATGCGCGAGATTTTTGCAATTCTGAGTGAAAAGGATGCGCAGGAATATCATTGTGACGGAGCCGAAGCAATGGCCAATATGCTGATTTTGGCAAACGATCCTATTCTGGTAAGCCTTTTTACCTGGCAGAGTCAGACGGGGGATGCGAATTCCTCTGGCTCTGTTTCGGAGAGTACCGAGGAATAAGCAACATCGAAGCATTTATGCGGTATGCTACAGCACGCTTTAATCAATACCAGCGTGATATGGCGTACCGCATTTATGTTACTGATTGCTTACGCATGATAAGCGAAAATACTGCAAACTTCTTTAAAGGTAGTTATGTGCAAAAAAGGTTTGCAGACTTTTTACAAAAACCCGCTAAAGACAATCGAACCGGAGAAGAAATTGTTGCTGATGTTGTCAAGAAAGCGGGTCTGGTGGTGATTAAGAATGAATCTATTTGACCTGTTTGTAAAAATCGGAGTCAAAGACGAGGCCAGCGACCACGTTTCTCAGATCAAGGCGACAACCGTTGCGGCGGGTCAGCTGATGGCAAATGCCGCAATGGCGGCGGGGTCTGCTCTTGTTAATTTGGGCAAGCAGGCTCTTGAGGGATACGCAAATTATGAGCAGTTAGCTGGCGGGGTTGAAACTCTGTTTAAGGAAAGTTCTGGGACAATTCAAGATTACGCCAATAAAGCTTATGAGACGGCGGGATTGTCAGCCAACGAGTATATGGAAACCGTTACAAGCTTTTCCGCATCTTTGATTCAGTCGCTTGGCGGTGATACGGCTGCAGCGGCTGAATACGCAAACAGAGCAATCGTATCCATGTCTGATAATGCAAACAAGATGGGCACTGATATGGCTATGATTCAGAACGCCTATCAAGGATTTGCAAAGCAGAATTATACGATGCTCGACAACTTGAAGCTTGGTTATGGCGGCACACAGGCAGAAATGCAGAGACTGATTGCAGATGCTGCTGAAATGACCGAGATTCAGGAACGGCTTGGTATTACTGTTGATTCCAGCAGTATGTCGTTTGACAATATTGTCAACGCCATTCAGGTTATGCAGGAAAGCCTTGGAATTGCCGGAGCGACTGCAGCGGAGGCAGAGGGCACAATTTCTGGATCTACTGCCGCCATGAAAGCGGCTTGGCAAAATCTGGTTGTCGGAATCGGAAACAATAACGCAGATATTGATAGTCTGCTGAATCAGTTTGTTGAATCTGTCAGAACCGTTGGAGTTAATGTAATCCCTGTTGTAAAGACAATCTTGACTAACATCGGGCAGGCGTTTATTGACAACGCTCCAGAAATGCTTGCAAACGGGACTATTATGCTTGGCAAATTTGCACTTGGTATTGTTGAGGCAATTCCTGGTGTGGTTTCAAAAATTCCTGAAATTGTTACGGCAATTGTGGAAGAATTCAAGGAAAACGGCCCCGCAATTATTCAGATTGGCAAAGATATTGTACTGGGCATTTGGAACGGAATCAAAAGTCTTGTTGGATGGCTGAATGAAAAAATCGGAAATTTTGTTGGCGGAATTGTTGACAATGTAAAGGGTGTTCTTGGCATCCATAGTCCCAGCCGCGTTTTTGCTGGAATTGGCGAAAACATGGCGATGGGACTTGGCGCAGGATGGGAGAGCGAATACGGTTCCATCAAAAACAACATTACGTCCGGACTTGATTTTGGCACTGCAAGAGTTGGTTTGGCTAGCTCTGGTGTTGGACAGATTTCCAATGGAATCACAAGCGGAATTATTAATAGTTCTTCTGCGGAAAGAAATATTGTAATTAACCTTACAACCACGCTTGACGGAGAAGTCCTTTCCAGAAAAATGTACGACTACAACGAAAGAGAACAGCTGCGGCGCGGTAATGCGTTTGCGTAAAAGGGGGGGATGGATTGAAAAAAACGATTAAGATTAACGGGATCGATTTTTCCGATCTGTTCACCATGTATGGTTACACCGTACAGTACAAAAAGATTTCAGGGCCTAACAGCGGTTATATGTTATCTGGAGATTATACGGATGATGTCCGAAAGTGGAAAGCTGTTATTACCTGTATTGCTATTCCGACAACGGAAGAACAGCTGAGTGCGTTGCTTTCTGAGGTGTGCGAAGGAGCTTATTGCACAGTCTACTTTTTTGACCCCAAAATTAAAGCGTATAGAACCGCTGAAATGATGCCTTCCGAACCGTCTCAAAAACATCGAGGAACAGGCTCAAATGCGTTTGAGTATTGGACTGGAACGGTTCTTACATTTACGGAGAGATGACACATGAACAGATTTTTGATTGATGGTGTTGAAATCCAAAACGAAATTGAATCTGCTTCTATGTCTACATCTCACGCAATGGTTGGCGAGTCTTTGGCTGCCGACACAATGACGTTGACTTTGTTTTCTGATACAGGGGCGGATATTGGAACGCAGTTTAAAGAAAAAAGCGAAATCCTTTATTACATCGACTCGGAACTTGTAGGAAAGTTTTTCTTACAATCTGTTGCAAGAGTTGGTGCTAACAAATATAAGATTTCCGCAGTTTCTATTATTGGCACACTTTTGAACAGCAGACATTATGGCGGCATCTATGTGGGCACTCTGGCCAAAGACCTTTTTTCTGATGTTTTAAACGGGGTTGCTTATGTGCTAGATCCAGATGTAGCAAACGCGACTATCACTGGTTATCTTCCGATCGCTACACGCCGAGATAATCTCCAGCAGATTCTTATGGCAGTTGGAGCAACAATTAAAATTGATGATGAGGGTACGGTTTATATTACATCCATGTCTCCGGTTTCTACAGGAATTTTTGGCGCAAATCGTTGTTATATCGGTGGATCTGTTACCACAAATAAAGCAACGGTTAAGGTTCAGGTAACAGAGCATAATTATTTTGAGGCCGGAAACGAAGTGGTTCTATTTAACGATGGCCTTGACGGAACTGAAATTATCGAGTTTAACGAACCGTATCACGATCTTTCTATCGAAGGCGGCACGATTGTTGAATCAGGAGCAAACTACGCCAAGATTAACGCACACGGAACGGTGACACTGGTCGGAAAGCCTTATACGCATGTAACGAGAATTGTTTCTGCTGGTAAAAACGATGTGGAGCCGACCGATACCGTTAAAACGGTGTCCAATTGCTATCTGGCTAACCCCCAAATCGCTCAAAGCCTTGCTGATAGACTTCTCAAGTTTTTGCAATGCAACAAGACTATTCAGCAGGACGTTTTGGTTGGAACAGAGCGTGCCGGAGATGTGGTGTCTGTCATCAATCCTTATACGATGGAAATGGAGACTGCCACAATCAAACGCTTTGATGTGACCGTAAGTGGAGTGAATCGAGCCAACGCAGAATTTTTGGTAGGATTTGTCCCTTCTGGTGTTCTTTCGGGTTTTACAAACCATGTTGTCTTGACTGGTAGCGGGAATTGGGCTGTTCCAAGCAATGTCAACAAAATTCGCATCATTCTGGTAGGTGCTGGCAGCGGCGGTGGCGGTGGTAGTCGCGGAACTGCCGGAGGAAATTCAACCGATGAAGGCGAACCCGGATCCGGCGGCGCAGGCGGCTCTGGAGGCAAGGCTGGAACGGGCGGTCGGGTGTTTGAAATCTCTTTGGATGTAACACCGGGCAAGAGTTTTGCCTATAACTGTGGTAACGGCGGTGTTGGCGGTAAGGGACAAACAGCCAGTGTAACTCAGTCTGATGGAACGGAAGGAACCCCCACTCTGTTCGGAAACTATTCTTCCGATTATGGCCGTCAATATCCCTATGGTTATTTTGAGGTCAAAACAGGCATTACATTGGCCGCATCTGGTCTTGAAGGATATAAAGGCGGCAACGGCGGCGATGGTAACGATCAGTGGGAAGACGAGAACGAAAACCGCATGAAGGGCGAAAACGGCGAATCTGTTGCTGAGTTTTCTGGCGGTTCTGGCGCAAAAGCCAGAGATGTCGGAAACAGAAACGGACACACCTACTATGGCGGCGGCGGCGGTGGTGCTGCTTACGGAGTCAACGGTGGAGATGCTGATAATTACTCAGCTGGCGGCAATGGCGCAACAGGAATACATGGTTCGGATGCAGTGAATTATGGCCAGGGAGGCGGAGCAGGTCACGGCGGCGGTGGCGGCGGTGGCGGCGGAAGTCTGTATCGCTGGAACATTGACTATAGCAACGAAAACTATTATGCCGAAGCACAGGGCGGCTCCCCCGGAAACGGTACTGATGGCGGAGATGGTGCTGATGGAGCTATCATCATTTATTATTAATTTGCGTCTCTTCATTTTAAGGAGATAGATTTATGATTATATTTAAAAATTGGAAAATCACGGCAAACGGAAGACTTCTAGCCATGCAGTACGACAATTTGAGCCGAGAGTTGAAGGTTGTTGGTGAAATTCCGGAAGGATATACCTGGTCTGCCATGGTTCAGGTCGGTGAGTTGTTCGACATCATTCTGCTTGAGCCGCAGGCAGACGGAAGCTTGTCTTCTTCTCTGTCGGCACAGCAGTTGAGCGTATCTGGAGACTATATCGTACAGCTGAAAGGCGTTAAAGACAATATTGTGCGCCATACAAATCAGCTGACGGTGTTTGTCGGTGATTCTCTTTCTGGTGACGCAAACTGGCCGGAAATTCCCAGCGAGTTTACGCATCTGGAACAGCGGGTGTATGAGGCTATGCACAGCGCGGTGAACAGCGCGGAGGCGGCTGCAGCATCTGAAGCCAACGTGGCCATGGGCGCGACGCCGCCTATTATTGGCGACAACGGCAACTGGCTTGTGTGGGATATGGTAAGCAAGTCCTACGTGGACTCCGGCCAGTACGCAGGCGGTTTGGCTCCCTATGTGGGAGCCAACGGCAACTGGTTTATTCAGGACAAGGATACCGGCGTGAGCGCCACAGGCCCCAAGGGCGAACCCTTTACCTATGAAGACTTCACACCGGAGCAGCTTGAAGCGCTGAGAGGCCCGGAAGGTCCTCAAGGTGATCAAGGCCCCCAAGGGCCTCAGGGCGAAGTTGGCCCTCAGGGAGAAGTTGGCCCTCAGGGTCCTGCAGGTGAAAAAGGAGAACCGGGCGCCGGCGGCGCATCCAGCTGGCACGAACTGCTTGACCGGCCTTTCTACGAAGAGACCAGCACGGTTGAAGTGCTGCCCAAGACAACGGCGGAATTTGACCCCGAGACTGGCGTGGGCTTTTTAGCCGATGTGCTTGCCCTGGAAAGCGGCAAGACCTACACGGTCAGCTGGAACGGTGCGGAGTACGAATGTGTCGGCACAAGCTTTGATATGCCTCTGGGTGACGATAGTACAACTATCCCTGTGGTTGTACTGGGCGATCTTGGCGTGCTGACCGGCGGCGCAAGCACCGGAGAACCGTTTGGTATTGTAGCTTTCCCCGAAGAAATTGCCGCAGAAATGGGCGTCGGTACCGCGGTTTTCGCACTGGACGGCTCCACTTCTGCCGCGCTGTCCATCAACTCCGTGGATAAGATCGTTCACCAGCTGGACTCCAAGTTCCTGGAGCCGTTTACGGTGAAAGAGGAAGTACCGGAGCTTATGCTGCTGGATACGGAAGTGGAAATCAGCGAATCTCAGGGTGCACTGGAAGCGCTCCTGCCTATTGTCGCAGGAAACGCCTACGTGGTGACATGGGACGGCGTGGAGTATGCGTGTACGGCATCTAATTTTGAAGGCTATCCCTGTTTGGGCAATTCGATGATTGCCGGAGCGGGTGTTAACACCGGTGAGCCGTTCTTCCTTGCGGCATCTCCGGATGAGGGAGTTCTTGTTGTTGCGGAGGACGGCTCCCATACTTTGAAAATCCGAACTGCGGGCAACCCCAGAACCATCAAGCTGAAAAACGAGTGCCTGGACGTTGCGTGGTATGCTGGGCAGACCCACAGCGTAGAGGTCATGCCGGAAACTGTTTCCAACGCCGGAGATAATGCGTGGCCCATTCTCCCGGTTTCCGATATTGGAAACGGCGATCTTGTGGTGGTCTATTATGACGGCGTTCGCTATGAGTGCGCAGTACTCAAAAACAGTTCTACTGTTGATGGTAGTGCTGTTGTTTGGATCGGAAATTTGATGGCCGCAGGCCTGGGAAACAATACCGGAGAGCCGTTCCTGTTTAGATGCTATACAACCAGAACCGGGCTTTCCGCTTTTGATGAAGGCGATCACACGGTGTCCATGTATTGGCTGGAGCCTTTGACGATCCCTGAAAAGTTTTTGCCGGAACTTCTTTCCGAAGAAACCGACCCCACCGTGCCTGCCTGGGCCAAACAGCCGGAGAAACCGACATACACGGCGAAGGAAGTAGGGGCGCTGCCTGATACCTTTACTGAATCCGATCCTACGGTTTCTGAGTGGGCAAAGCAGCCGGATAAGCCGACTTACACGGCGGCGGAAGTGGGGGCCGCCCCTAGCGCTGATCCGGTATTTACAGGCTCCATCAGTATGGGAAGAAAAGCGGGAACTACAGTTGGGACTAATTCGGTTGCTCAGGGAAGTGGCGTAGAAGCTTCCGGTATTTGCTCTTATGCAGAAGGCCTATACTCAGTTGCCAGCGGCTACAATTCTCACGCAGAAGGGTATGAAACAAATGCTATCGGCCTCCATTCTCATGCAGAAGGTCGGGAAACAGCCGCAAGCGGCGTCGCCTCTCATGCAGAAGGTGAAGGCACGATTGCCAGCGGTTACTTTTCTCACGCAGAAGGTTGCGGCACCATTGCTAGTAGCAGCGGTCAACACGCTCAGGGATCGTATAACATCGAGAAAAACATCTCATTCTTGCACATTGTAGGAAATGGCCTTGCCCCTACTACAAACGAGGCCGGAGAAACGGTGGAGCGCCGTTCCAATGCCCACACGCTTGACCGGGATGGCAACGCGTGGTTTGCGGGTGACGTGTATGTGGGCTCCACTTCCGGCGTCGATAAGGATGCAGGCAGCAAGAAGCTGGCTACGGAGGAATATGTCAACGGCATTGCCATGGGGGACATTTCTGTTCCTGTTTATGAACTGGCCACGCCTGAGACTGACGGCCTGATGTCCAAAGAGGACAAGGCCAAGCTAGACGGGCTGAACGGTTCTTCGGGCGGCTCCGGTGTTGACGCTGCGCCGACTGCTAATCCGGTCTTTACAGGCTCCATCAGCATGGGGCGAATGAGTGACACCACTGTGGGTGTAGGCTCGATGGCAGTGGGCAGTTTGGTGACGGCCTCCGGCAACTATGCACTTGCAGAAGGTTTCAACACTACTGCCAGCGGTGCCCCTTCTCACGCAGAGGGAAACGGCGCGATTGCCAGCGGTGCCGCTTCTCACGCGGAGGGCTTTTATACAACCGCCAGCGGTGCCAGCTCTCACGCGGAAGGTGAGTATACGATTGCGGCCTCCAGATGTCAGCACGCACAGGGTAGTTATAACGTTGAGGATGCTTCAAACAAGTATCTTCACATTGTTGGTAACGGCTCCGGCGAAAATCTCCGCTCCAATGCCCACACGCTGGACTGGGATGGCAACGCGTGGTTTGCCGGTTCCGTGGAGGGTACGGCCCTGATCCTGACTTCTCCTGGCGGAAAGCGGTTCAGGATCACGGTGGACGATGACGGGACGCTAACTACAGCGGAACTCGCATAATAAATAACATTAAAATCAAAAAAAGAATGGAGGGCAAAGGCTGATGGACATTGAAACCCTTGCCTTGAAGTTGCAGGAAACAACTGACCGCTCTGTCAGAAATGAAGGGCGGATTAAGAAGTTGGAGAATGAGCATGAGGTTCTTCACAATCTTGCAACGAGCGTTGCCGTGATGGCGGAAAAGATGGACACGATGAACGCCAGTGTGAACTCGCTGACCAATAAAGTGGACGAACTGGAAGATAAACCCGCCAAACGATGGGACGGTCTTGTGGATAAGCTGCTGTTTGCGGTGGTGGGTGCGTTTTTGGCTTGGCTGGTCGCAGGTGCGGCTGGATTGTGAAGGAGATTAAAATGAAAAAGACAACCAGTCAGAAAATTGCCCTTGGAGTGCTGGCTGTCGACACGATTGCTACATTTGTGGTTATGGGCCTGTGCGCACTCTCGATTTGGATGGGGTTTGAGGGTGCGCTGCCCTACCTCACTACGCTGATTGGAGCGTTGCAGGTGGTGACTGGTGTCGTGCTGTCGGCATATTACAAGAAGTCCGCAATGGAGAATTGCAAGGGCGGGATTGTGTATGATTCCGCGTTTGCCAATAAGAGTGTTGAGACTGAATCAAATCCCGTGGAGGGCGATGTGGTATGAAAGATATTATTAGAAAGCTGACCAGCAGAAAGTTTTTAATGTCCGTGGTCTGTGTGGTCGTTGGCATTGCAATGGCCTTTGGAATCGAAGGCAGCGAGATTGTAGAGATTGTCGGCACGGTAGGCGGTATCTTGACTGCCCTCGGTGGGGCCGTTACATATATCCGCTCTGAGGCCATGGTGGATGCCGCTAGTTTGACCGCACAGTCGTTTGTGATGACGGAGGTAGAAGAAAATGAAAACTCTGAGCCCGAAAACACGAGAATCGGTTTTACAGATTGCTAAGTGGCAGGTCGGAGTTGTTGAATCTCCGGCAAACAGTAACCGACAGAAATATGGAGAGGCGTATGGACTGAACGGCTATGCGTGGTGTGTCATGTTTGTCTGGTGGGTTTTCCGTGAGTCTGGATTTAATCTGCGAAAGACGGCAAGCTGCACTCAGCTGACCAATGCTTATAAGGCTGCCGGGCAGTGGGTGACAAAGGACTTCAAACCCGGCGACATTGTGATGTATGACTTCACAGGTAAAAAATCCAAGACGGAACACTGTGGTATCATTACTGAGGTTGGAGAAGGTTATATTATTGCTGTTGAAGGCAATACATCTGCGTCTAATAACGCCAACGGAGGAGCGGTCATGGAGCGCAGACGTGAACTGAAATTTGTCACAGGCGCTTGCAGACCCATGTATAATATGTGATTTTAAAGGAATGAATACGAATGAGTATTAAAAGCGAACTCCACGAAGCAATTTTGAGAAAGAGTGGAAAGATTCCCACCCACGGCGGCATTGCTGCAGCACTGGACGTACTGAATAGATTGCCTGGCTCCGGCGGTGTTTCCAGTTGGAATGACCTGACGGATAAGCCGTTTTATACGGAGATGGGCGAAGGTGTGCTGTACGCTAACAGCAATCTTGCCTTAACTGATGGACAGGCAGTTATTAACTCTATCGGACTGCAACCAGGAAAAACCTACACTGTAGAGGAAGGAGTCGATAGTGACGGCGGTACTATTCAGACCTATGAGTGTGTTGCACAAACATTGGCTCTAGGTGATGGCGTTGCTTATGTCTGTATTGGTGACATCGGCGCAGTAACTGGCGGTGATAGCACAGGGGAGCCTTTTGTGATTTTGGACGCTTCCGAGCAAGGTGTGTGCATGGTAATGGGTGTGACCGGACAATTTTTTCTGAGAAATTTTAAGATTATTGGTGAAGGAGAAATTATCCACCCACTCGACCCCGCATTTGTGTCTGATGGTTTGACAAAAATCATTGACTTTGTAGGTCCTAGTGACGACGGCGAATACGTTCCGTTTGTTTGTTCTAGGAGGTTCGGCGAGGATGATTACGTGGTCCTGCCTTCCGACCCCTACTTGTGGCAAAAAATGGGGTATCAGGTTATTGGACGGATAGAAGTGAACGGGACAGCAGTTCTGCTCCAACTTTCCAAAGTGAGCGTGGACGAGTATTGCTTTACTTCTGTTGTGGCAGACAGCGCAGGCGTGATAGTTTATTCTATGCGGAATCTAAACAGTTTGCTTTACCTGTCTATCTTTGATGTCACCGCAACGACCGAATAACCCACAAAGCGGCTCCTGATGGGGTCAACTAAATAAATCAGAAAGGAATAATCTATGGCATCCGCACGAGTTAGGTTGCCGTCCGATCTTGACGGCCTGATGCGGTCTGAAATGCTGACCTGCATCGAGGAATCTAACTTGGGGCAAATTGATACCACTGTCGCCAAACGGTATCTGATCGACCAATGGGCACAAATCGACATAGCAGCCGAACTGGGATGGGGCAAGTCTACCGTCTCTGTGCGGATGCCTAGAATATTACGAAAGGTTCAAGCAACAGCCAAAAAGCTTAATATGGTTTAACTTGAACTAAAACGAACACCGACTCACCGTGAGCAATCACAGTGGGTCGGCTTTTTTTATACTATAAATTTAGAACAAAGGAGGTTTGATTATGGCTTGGAATTATGGCGGTTACGGTGGTTACAATCCAGCAAATACCTATATCCCGAATATGGCTCCTCAGATGCCCGTACAGGCCCCTCAGAGCGTTCCTAATAACGGACAGGGTCTTTCCCCGGCAAGCCGCATGGTGAGCAACAGGGACGAAGCAAACGCTGTTCCTGCGGATTTTAGCGGGTCTTTGATGGTGTTTCCAGACATCCGCAACAACCGAGTCTACATTAAGCGCTGGAATTTCCAGACGGGTACGGCGGATTTTATTGAATTTGGCCCCGTGGTCAACGAGCCAGCCAAAGAGGCTCCCGCTGTCCAGTATGCGACAATGGACGATTTGAAGGCTCTGCGTGATGAACTGATGAATATGAGAAAGGCGGTCAGCAAGAATGATTCCGATGAATAATCCGATGTTTTCTGTTATCAACATGATTCGTGCGGGCAAAAACCCCGGCGCAATCATTGAACAGTTGGCAATGTCAGATCCCAGAGTGAAACAGGCACAGCAGATGATTTCCGGCAAGAGCGAACAGGAATTATACAACATGGTTAACAATATGTGCCGTGAGCGCGGAACCACTCTGGATGACTTTGCAAGGTCGCTTGGGATTCAGATTCCGAGCAATCGTTAAGACACGATCAGGAGCGTACGGCCTGTGAGTGAATATTAAAGAAATGAGGTTTTAGTTTATGGGCGAAGGTAATGGCGATCTGTCCCTGGGCTATCTCATGGGCAGCAACGAAAGTAAAAATGGTTCTGGAAACGGTGGGTTTGGTGATTTTGGCGGTATCTGGGGCATTTTGGCCCTGGTGCTGATTCTGGGTGGTATTGGCGGTTTCGGCGGCTTTGGTGGCTTTGGTGGCGGCGGCTCTCGCGGCAACTGTGCTACTCAGGCTGACCTTGCCGCAGGCTTTAATAACAGCGCTGTACTGAATAATCTGAATGACCTGAAGATTGGTCAGTGTCAGGGCTTCCACGGCGTTGATATGGGCTTTAACAGCCTGTCCTCTCAGCTGGCGCAGTGCTGCTGTGATACCAGAGCCGCAATCGGCGATCTGAAGTATACCATCTCTTCTGAGTTCTGTGGTATGGGCAGCGCAATGCAGAGCGGTTTCCGTGATGTGATTGACGCTCAGAACAGTGGAACCAGAGCAATTCTGGACTTCCTGACTCAGGATAAGATTGC